CTTTTATTATATTTATAAAATGAGTGAACAAATTAAGTTATCCCAAGAAGAGATCGACAATCTCACACAGTTACAATCCGATCAACAAAGTCTAATTAAGTCTTTTGGAGAGGTTGAAATTAAAATTCAACTATCCGAAATTCAAAAAGACAAATTGATAGAAACTTTAAATTCTGTTAAAGAAAAAGAAATTGAAGTTGGAAAAGGGTTACAAGACAAATATGGAAATGGAACAATTGATTTAGAATCTGGATTTTTTACAAAGACTGAATAAAAATAAAATAAAATGGCAGAAAAAATCGTCTCACCTGGGGTTTATACAAGAGAAAGTGATCAATCCCAAATTACCGAAGGTCCTATAATAGCAGAATCAGCTATCGTAGGCCCTACAACTTTAGGTCCTGTTGAAGAACCTACTATAGTTACATCTTATAGTGATTACAAATCTAAATTTGGAGGTGCTTTAGAAAGTGCAAGTCAAAGATACACCTTCTTCAATAGTTTAACAGCCCATAATTTTTTCAAACAAGGAGGAGAATCACTTTTAGTAACCAGAACAGTTGCGGGAACTTATACCGAAGCTACTTCATCAGCAATCAAATCGGGATCAACTGATACTATAGGTACTTTTGCATTAGCAACAATTCCTAAAGGAATAATCAATAATAGTTCAGGACCTGTTAATGCTGATGGAGTTTTACACTCAGGATCCGCAGATAATATAAGATGGGAAGTTTCTTCAAGAAATGTAAATGACGGAACTTTTAACCTTTTAGTTAGAAGGGGTAATGACACAATAAAAGACAAAGTAATTGTAGAACAGTTTATAAATTTAAGTCTTGATCCTTTTTCACCTAATTACATTGAAAAAGTAATTGGTAACCAAACAAAGACTTTAAGGACAGATGAAAATGACGATTCTTACCTCCAAATTACAGGATCTTATGAAAATAAAAGCAGATATGTATATGTCTCTACAGTAACTAAACCTACACCTAATTATTTAGATAGTGCGGGGGTTATAGGTGGAACACCAGCAGGAATATATTCCGCTTCCTTACCTTTAGTAGCTAGTGGTACTTTTGGAGATGCTGAGGGAACAATAGCAGCCGGAGCTTTATTTTCAGGAGACATTTCAGCTACCAATACTCAAGGAATAGGACCTAATGACTACACAGCATCTATAAGCTTATTAAAAAATAAAGATTTATATAATTACAATGTATTAGCTCTCCCAGGTTTAATTAGTGGCCTTAATGCTACCCACAATGAAGTTATAGATACAGCAATTTCAGCTGCAGAAGACTCAGGAGATAGTTTAGTAGTATTTGATGCTGTTGCCTTTGGTACTACTTCCGTATCTACGGTTACAACACAAGCAGAAAACTTCAATACTAGCTATGCAGCTACATATTGGCCTTGGTTACAAGTTGAGGATGTAGAGACTGGAAAAAGATCATTTGTACCTGCCTCAGTAATGATGCCAGGTGTTTATGCTTTTAATGACAAATCTAAGGATCCATGGTTTGCACCTGCAGGACTAAATAGAGGCGCTCTTCCTACAGTAATAAGAGCAGAAAAAGCTCTTACTAAATCTGAAAGAGACACTTTATATGATGGTAAAGTAAATCCAATAGCTACCTTTGCTAACAGTGGTGTAGTAGTATTTGGACAAAAAACACTCCAAAAACAAGCTTCTGCTTTAGATAGAGTAAACGTAAGAAGATTACTTATTGCCCTTAAAAGATTTGTTGGGGGTGTAGGAACTAATTTAGTATTTGAGCAAAACACAACATCTACTAGAAACAGCTTCCTATCTCAAGCAAATACTTATTTAGAAATGGTTCAGCAAAAACAAGGTTTATATGCCTTTAAAGTTGTAATGGACAGTTCTAATAATACGGCTGATGTTGTAGATCGTAATCAAATGGTAGGGCAATTATTCCTCCAACCTACAAAAACAGCAGAATTTATAATTCTAGACTTTAACATATTACCAACAGGAGCAGAGTTTCCTTCTTAATTAGAAAAAAAACTCGAATATTTATAAACATATAATATTTATTATAGAACACTAAAACAAATAAAATGGCAGTATTAGACCCCAATGAAATTTTCTACACAGCCTATGAACCTAAACAGGCGAATAGATTCATCCTTTATATGGATGGGTTCCCTTCATATATTATTAAACAAATAAGTAGCTTTAATATTGAAAATGGAGAAGTAATACTAAACCATATTAACATAGATAGAAAAATTAAAGGAAAATCTAAGTGGTCCGACGTAACCCTTAACCTTTATGACCCTGTAACTCCATCAGGAGCTCAAGCTGTAATGGAATGGGTTAGACTACATCACGAATCCGTAACAGGTAGAGATGGTTATTCTGATTTTTATAAAAAAGACTTAACTCTTAATATTTTAGGTCCTGTAGGTGATATAGTGTCGGAATGGGTCTTAAAAGGCGCCTTTATCAAAACAGCTACTTTCCCAGAGTTTAACTGGTCAACAGAAAATACACCTGTTGAATTGCAGATAGCTCTAGGTATTGATTATGCTGTACTAAATTTCTAATACAATCCAAAAATTATAATAAAGAGGAGCGTATTTCTACGTTCCTCTTATTTTTTTATATATTTATATCAAAACAAAGTTATTTAAAATGAGTGAATCTAAATTTAAGTTTCCAACAGAGGTAATTGATTTACCTTCTAAAGGGTTATTATACCCTAAAGAAAATCCCCTTTCTTCCGGAAAAGTAGAAATGAAATACATGACTGCTAGAGAGGAAGATATTTTAACAAATCAAAATTATATTAAAAATGGCACGGTGATTGATGAATTGCTGAAGTCTCTTATAATAACTAAAATCAATTACAATGATTTAGTTGTAGGAGATAAAAACGCTATTATGTTAGCGGCTCGTGTATTAGGGTATGGTAAAGAATATACTTTTAATTACGGCGGGGAAGATCACACCATTGACCTTACATCGCTTGAGCCCAATGAATTTAATACAGACACTATAACACCCGGTATTAACGAATTTCATTACACACTCCCACATTCTAAA